GTTTTGTCATGTTGGTCGTAGGAGAAGATTTCTTCCTTCCCCTGCGACCGACTTAACAACCGCTTTTTAGACGGAGATTGCATAAATTATGTTATTGTGCAATCGGCAACAATCCCTGAAGCCGCTTGATTAGCAGAGATCAGAGTGTATTCCACCAGTAATGCGCGTTTAATTGCATCACCAGTTTTTGCCACTTCTTCTTGCTTAAAGTCACGATAGTACGCAACTTTCCAGAACTCAGGATCAAGAACAAGACAGGATTGCTCCCTACTCAGTCTTGAAGGAATTATTTTTAATTCCCCGAAGTCAGAAGAATAGAGATGAGCCGCACCTTGAATTGAGTCTTTTGCAATCATCTGACGAGCCTGTGACCTGCCATCAAAGCCAGAAATTTTCCCCTTATTTACAGGGCCGACCATGACTGTTGAAGGATCACCACCAGAAGAGTAACAAGACTGAATCACTGTTTTTAGAAGTGCTTCTGTTAAGGCTCGCTTAGTAGCGGCATCAACAGGAGCCGCACCAAGTCCTGCACCCGAACCTGCTGGAGAACCAGCACCACGACTTACATTGCTTGTCAACCATGTTTCCAAACCACCAAGTGTCCGAGCAGTAGAAGCATTACCTGCCGCTTTTGCTACTTTACCTGTCAGTGCTACCTCCATATCTTTCTTGAGGCTTTTTGAACTTTTTGCCAGTTGATATGCCATTTCTGAATCTCTTCCAGCATTGTTACCTGCTTGCTGTGAACCAGATACAACTACTGTCTTGCGTGAGATTTGAGTATAGTTCCCCAAACGTACAGTTGGAGTGACTGCATCGTATGCATAATCATCTCCTTCGATATGGGCATTAGCGGCCGCGGCATCTAAACTATCCGTTTGCCATTCTGCTAATGTATTTGTTGCTTTTGCTTTACCAATCATTGACATGAAAGGTGTATCGGATGGGGCAATATTATAAATCGTATTGCTCAAATCCTCTCTGCGACCTATTGCTTGATAGGTCTGATTTGTGTTTGCTACTATAGNCATAAGTACCTGTTNTTATTAAAGATTATGAACGAATCATGTTGTAGAATACTCCAGCCGCATCATCGACACTGCCGGATTTTTGTAGTCTTGCCGATGCCTTCCGAGATTTTGTGTTACTGGGATTTACAGACTGTGATCCTGCTTTCATGCTTGCACGATGACTTGGCTTTAAAGTCCCACGTTTCTGAGTTAATTTATCGTAGAGCATTGCTTTCCGCATAGTTGCGACTGCACGACTGTCATACGCTTCACTTAATTCTTGGTCAGTGAAACCTATTCCTTTTCCATACTCAACGATTAATTTTCTCTCAGAACTTGCGACTTTTTCATCAGACCACTCTGGAATCAACTCACCTAAGTTGTCTCTTTGAGTAGCAATGTATTTTTCCAAGTTTGCTTGTTGCTCTGCATTTTCCTGCGATCTCAACTGCTGAACTTGCTGTTCACGCATTTGATCCTGCATCTGAACTTCACGCATTTCATCACGCTCCAATACATATTGCATTGGATCAGTGTCTTTTAAATCTTGCCAGTATTGGGAATCTTTTTGGGCTTGTTGAGGTAGTGCAGTCTTTGCAGATTCAAGTGCTTCAATCGCTTGTGATCGAAGTTGTTTTGCTTCTGCAATTTCGTTCTCAAACGACTTACGATCTTCTGCAAGTGCTTGAGATTTCTTAGTAAATGAAGATTGGCGAGAGTATCCAGAGATTAACTCGTCCAGCGAGACATCTAAGTCTTCGCCATCAGAACGTACTTTAAAACTTTGTACGTTTGATTCTACTTCTTCCTCATCTTCAAGTTCCTCTTCTTCTGCACTATCTGAGTCCAATTCTAATTCTTCGGACTCATCGGGGGTTGCTTCGGTTTCTTCTTCTAATGATTCTTCACCATTTTCAGATGCCAGTTGGTTGCCCCATGCTGTAGTTGCGTCATCGAGTGCAGACCCTATAGTTAGGCTATTACCCTCGATAATTTCTTGTTCTGCCATTGTTTCTTTCTAGCAGTTCAGGACATTAGACTTGTTCTTAGTAGAGGAATAGTGCAAAACGCACTCACGCTCTTTCAACTAAGAAGGTCTAATCTCCTCAAATGCTAATTAGGTTAATTGTTTAGCGATTTTACCGCTATTTATCATGGATTCGATTTCCAGTTTTACTTCAGAGAGAACCTTGAGTGATACATAATACTGCTCACGCTTCATCTCATCTCCTGCACCAGAAGAAATCCATTGATTTATGTATTTATCCTCCAGTAATTCACACGCTTGCATAAATACTGGAGACTGTAGAAGCGTTTCCGCTTCATTCGCTTGTGCAACAATGTCCTCAACTGTCTGAGGAGTCACACCTTTCTTTTTCCTTCTCATTTAATTTTGCATTCCTTCTTCTGGGATTTGTCCCATATTAGTAGGAGACATTTCCTGCGGTAATTGCATTTGTTGCATCTGTTGTTTTTGCATCATTTGTTGATGTAACTGTTCTGCTCTTTGCTCAATCTCTTGTTGTTGCATCCCAGATGCTTCTGCACGAATCTTTTCACGATCCTTGTCCATGTTCCCTTTGATCTCAGTCATGTCAATCGTGGTCTTGTACTTGTTCTCCATCTCCTGAGTCTTGATACCTACGTCTGAATCCAGTTTGTCGCGCTGGAGGTCATCATCTCTGATCATTTTCTCTTGATCAAGACCGAACTTCTGCTTATCCAACTCAATATCTGCACGAACCTTATCTGCTTGAGCAGTGGCAAAGATTTCATCTGGCGTTGGTTCTGGTGGCTCCGGTGGAGGAGGTTGGAAATCTTTTGGATCACTCCAGAAAGACTGCACATCCTTGAATCCAGACATTTCTGTCATTTTAGACAATGTATGGTGATACTGCTGGTTATTGACAAAAGGATTCGTTGAACCTTGTTCTCCAAGTATCTTTTCCTGCTTTACTGCAATTCCTGCTAACATCTGCATCTTTTCCTGAGTTGTACCCATTCCAAGTGCAACATTCACAGAAACGTCCATTCCTATGTCCCAGACCTTTGGATCAATTGGAATCCATTGGTTNCNCAAGCGAACCATCCTTGCTTTCTCTTGATGGTTNTGNAGAAGTTTCAAGATTTTCTTAAATAATGGCTTCATTCCATTTTCAGCAAATACTCTGCACAGTAACTCTATTTGTGCTTGGCTACTTGCCATTGTTGCAGAAACAGCAGACTTTTCAGTGCTTTGGAGTGCTTCTGGATCAAGACCCATACTCGCTTTGCTCATTCCAGTTCTGTCTTCTTTCATCCGATCCATGTAATCCAGCATCGGAAAGGCTTCTCTACCATTGAAAGACTTGTTTAACTCTCCAATTGCCCCTGCTGATCTTGTCCTGACCAGTTTCCCCACCTTGTTCGATAATGCATCGTCTATGTTGACTTGTCCTTCAATCAACCAAGTGTCTGGATGGATGCTCTTGGCAAGACTGTCTAACATATTACGGAGGATACTTGACTTCACCAGTTGAACATCCATTGTCAGGTCTGCTACTGAGTTCCCCCTCCAGAAATGCGGTTCTGGATAACCGGAGAAGACCACAAACGGAATATCATTAACCGGACTATGATGTAGCAACTTATGGTGATTGCCAGCACAACAAAACCTGCGAAGAGAAGTGATCCCTGAACCACCGAAATCAACTTTTGCATACGCTTCAATATATAGAACCTTGCGATTCGCTTCTCCACCTTCGTCACTAGAAGCGTAAGACCCCAGAGGATGTCTTGCAAGGAACTCCATGTTCGTGTCAAATTCATCTGCATCTCCTGCTAAATCTAGCATTTCGTCATAATCGTACCCCATGCTCACCAACTCTGAGACTGTGAGATACCTCCTATGTGCAACTATCGTTGCGTCCTCTACTGATCTTGCTCTCCTGTCTATTAAAAACTCCTCTGGTGGCAGNGCTTCAAAAATGACACTCCCCTCCACTGAAAGCCTCCGAATCACTACATCATGCAATTGCGGAACTTCCATGTCCTGCTGTTGCGGTTGCGGTTCTCCGGTTGGAGAGACACCTTCAGTTGGAGGAGGAGTGTCTGGAGGTACAAAGTCTGGGTCTGGATACGACTCAATAGAAGACCCCTCTATATCTGGATCAGAAAGCAGAGCCTGTAATGCTTGATCATCTAGTCCAGTGTATTCCTCATGCTCAACCTCTTCCCTACGCTCCCAATCAACTTTTGCAATCCCGACCCTCTTAACAAGTGAATCCTTAATAATAGAATAGAACGTCTGGAATGCAGTGGGGTTGTCTGTTCCTAAAACAACTTGATTGACGTAATCACTGGCTTGCTCAGAATTTGGTACATCTTCGGGGTATCGCGGTTGGTACTCCACCACTCTCTGTGAACCAAAGAATGTTCTCATAATCTGAGGTAACATCAGTGCAACTGTGTCCCTGACATCCCTAGATACAACCTGAGAACGTCCATCTTCCTCGTTCCCAAATGGGCTACCATTAAAATAGTCAGATGCTTTTATGCGGTCTGGGGCTTCAGAAAGATCAATGTAATCAACTGCTTCATCAATAAGACCTGCAACAATCCCCTCCAGTTCTGTGACATCCATTGCAGTGTCACCAGCAAGCCTAATCTGCTCCTTTTCTAGTTCTGCTGTCTGTTCTCTTACTTCTGCGTCAGTTAGTGCCATGACCTATATTTAAGAATGTTTTAAAAACAGACGATAAAAACAAGGGATTCCGCGCACAAGCCGCTATAGCTTAACGTGGGGTAGGCCTCCTGAATCCGTGTTACCACTTCTTATCGTCTGTTATTACAGTAAAAAATCTCTGAAAAACAAGACAGGATCAAGCCTAAAAATCAAACTATACCCTTCATTTCACGAATTAATGGCTTTGACCATGTTTTTGATGCGTTTCGACTTGCATAAGACGCAAATGTTAAGATAAGTGCATCCGCAGAGTCAGGAGAACTCCCCAAACGCTTCCTTATATCATCCTTCGACTCAACTTTGGTCTTTCCAGTTGAACTAAATCCGTATCCTACTGAACATAACTCCATAATTAACCCCTCATCATTCGGAATCACCACATCTAACCCCTCAAACCATGAACGGCACTTCTCCCATAACTCCGTCCGTAAATTTAAGTAGTTTCCTGCTATAGTAGGTGACTCTCCTACATTAATCCCACGAACATCTATCCCCTCCTCCAATAAACGATCCACAACCCCTGCACCCAATCCGATACTGTCAATGCAAATGTCTCCAATCTCTAAATTCTTCTCCCTTAATGCCTCAATCTCATTCCGCACCCATCCAACTACCTGCATTGTGTTCAATCCGCGCTTAGTCTTTACTCCATCTCCTAATATCATGTTCCCCTGCCTTAAACAGATTGCAGAAGCGTCACTCCCAAACCTCGCAACGTCAACTCCAATCGTAACTGCTCCTCCTACATTCTCCACATCCCTCGCAACCGCAGACTCAACTAAATGTCTCGGTATGATTGCATCATCATCCGCTAATGGAAACTCGCCAGAAACCCTTACACGAAATTGGTTGCTCTCAGAACCATATCGATCTGCAATGTCCTGTACAAAGTCAGATGATACTCGTGCTGAGTCCTTGCAATTGACAGACAGAGTTTCCCAATTCTTACTTAACTTGTTGTGCGTGTCATAAAAAAACCCCTGACCGCGCACCGGATTCCCCAATAAAATGGTCGTGGCATTCTCGCCTGACATCGATCCGGCTGATGCTTCAAAAATTGCGTCATTTATCCCAGATGCTTCATCCACTACAAGTAAAACATGGTCGCTATGGACTCCTTGAAGTGCCTCTGCCGATCCTTTTTCCGGTCTGGAAACCCTGAAGCTGATGAAACTCTCTGAAGGGGATGCCTTTAAACGTATCTGGTCAGTGAATACCTCCAGTTGATCCTTTAATACGTCTGGTAATACTGTGATCCACTTCCTAACCTCTGCTCCCAAAGCATCATGCAACTGAGAATGACTTGGTGCTGTCACTACTGTCTTCTGAGGAAACCTAGTTAGCTGATGCCAAATCATTAACCATGATGCACACGAACTTTTTCCCACCCCATGACCCGATTTTACGGAAATGCGCCTTTTTCCCTGTGCTACCCAATTGAGGACTTGTTCCTGCCACTTGTCAGGAGTTAGTTGGAGAACGTCCTTGACAAATAATACTGGGTCGTTGATGTAGCGGAGTTGAAATTTCTTGAATGCTTCTGCTAATTGCTCTTCCTGAGTCATAAAAAAAGTTTTTCAGAAAAAAAATTAAAAAATTTTGGGGTTGGCGTTTGACGGAGATAAGGTCTATCCATGACCAGCCCCCGAAAATATAATCAAGGGGGGGCAAAAATTAACTTAACATAATATTTATTATGTTAACTTATTTATGTCATCAGATAAACTATCACATTATTTGTCAATGAATACAGTAAGTTAAGCCTGATGTTCGACAGTTTCGCAATGTTTTTTACTTTCATTTATTAATTCAGGTTTGTTAGTCATCAAGTTCTTTAGCTGATTCAAGTAAGTTGAGTTGAGGTCAATGTTTACGTTTACTGTCTGGTCTACCTTGTCACCAAACGTTTGCCGATCCATTACGGATGCAAGCCACTTCTTAGAATCAATGCTAATCTTGAAGGCGTTTGCATCTTTTGGATTCTTTAAGACTTCTTCCGATAAATCCGCAATTCTTTCCGCGTGAATGCTTGCCCGATTTTCTCGCGCTTGCCTGTACAATTGTGACAGGTCTTGAGACCGCTTAAGTCTCCAACTTACTTTGTTATATTCTACATTCTCCAACTTGCAATATTCTGACAGGCTCAAACCTTCGCCACCAATTGCAATAAATAACCGATCCCAAAAAGGTGACTCTTCATTATCCAACTTTTCATCTTGAGCCAACCTTCTTTCCTTAGTTTTTTTACGTCCAGCCATAATAACCCTCAAATAATTAAGAAACTCCAAAAAACATTAAGAAATAACAAGAAACACCACAAAAGACGTTTGACCAAAACGTTGCGTAGTTTGTTGTTATTGTTGAATAAAACACGATATTAATTAAGACTTTGTAGAAATAACACTATACAAAAAAGCGGGAGATTTAAAAACCTTAAGTAAACAACTGTTATTATTAGATTAAATCTCTTTTATACTATTTATATTACTATCTATTCTCTTTACATGCCTGTCGAACAAACCTAACTATCTGATATTATTACTTATTTTATTTATAATATCTATTATTATTATACTTGATAACCAATAAACGATAAAGTACAACAATAACAAGCATTTACGTAAGGTTTTCAATTCTCCCGATTATTACTACCCTATGTTATTCCTCAAAGTCTTAATTATTTTTCTTTATTCTTTAGTAATAACAGCAAGTTCCGCAAGGTTTTACCCAAACGTGTTTGATGGTGTTTCTTGTTAT